GCGTACTCTCGGTGCATGGGACGAGACTGGTCACTGGATGGCCACATGCCCTGGTAGGCCAGCGTGTACACCTCGTGTACTTCAGCTTCAGGGTTCCGCACAAAGGTCGGCAGCGGGTACGAACGCCGGCCATCCTGTAGCAGGATCGCCTCGTCGTAATACACCACCTTGCTGTTCTCAACCACCTGTAAGCGCAGTACCAGGCTGCGGCAGTCATCAGGGATCTGGAAGGAGAGGCGGAGCGTACCGTCGCCGCCTTCGGTCCATGTTGTCGAGTCTATCTCGGCACTGCCGGTAGCGTCGTAAGCTACGAGCTTTGGCGTTGTGGCGGCGGCCACGCCCTTGAAGCTGACCTGGGCGTAGTAGCTCTGCCCTTCTTCAACGGCAATCGCCGTACTCCCGGCGTACCCATTAGCTGATGTGGTAGTGACCGACATGCCCTGGGCGCCAAAGGTAACCTGCGCCGTACTGGTGGTCTTGGCAAGCGTGGCATTGCTGGCCGTCCACGATCCAACACCACTTGTCTCCATGTCCCCATCAGTAACCAGCGTCAGCGCAAAGGTGTGCAGGAAGTGCATCTTCCGCAGAGCCCGGTTAATGGCCTCTTCAACCCGATCTGGATGCAGGGTGCCGTGTACCTCAAACGTATTGGTATTCGCCATCGCGTTGCCCCACACAGGCACCACTGTGAGAGTGCCGGTATTGGGAGCAAAGCCGTCATCCTTCACCCGGCGGACAACCCCGGAGTTATCGCCGCTGGTCGGCAGCACCCACGAAGCTTCGTACAGATCAGCCGACGGGGTGCTGGCATCTCCGATGAACTCTGCGTCGTTGTTGATCACCACGGTAGCCGTGGTGCCGCCAGTGGCGGTGCCGGTGGCAAAGCTCCCGAGGCGGGCGCCGACTTCCTGCCGGATAGCCTTCAGTGTCGCGGTAGCCATTAGAGATTGTGCTTACGCTTCCGGTGGACTTTCAGTCCGCCGATGGACTTCGCCTCGAAGCCGCAGACGAAGCACGTATGCACCACCTTTGGAGTTTCTACTTTTGCGTCCTGTAAATCTTCGTCTTTGAGGTCTAGGAAGTGCGCTACGGACGGCGGCAGCGGCACCTTCGTGCGGCCATCAGCAAACGTCCCATCCTCGTCCAACTCGTCCTCACGCGGCAGCCTGAACCCCAGCCGGGTGGCCTCCTCCACGTAACTGGCCTTGATGCGGGAGGTAGCATCGTCGCTGGGGTCCACCATGGTGACCATCTCGTCCGGTGAACCCACGAGCACTACGCCAGAGAACCCACTGCGAGAATCAGGTATGGGCCGCCTTGCCGCCATTAGACATCCTTCCACGGTAGAGATGGCACGGTAAACACCCGCCGGCTCCTCGGTGGAGGCTCCTTCAGATCCTTACTGATGTGATCTGGGGGGATGTCAACTTCCCGCGCCGCATTATGGACATCTGGATACCAGTGGCCGTGCTTGCGCTGGTTAGCCTCGATGTCTTCGTTCCGCGTTGCGATGATGTCTTCCGCCTCTTTGGAGTTCGTGCCGATTACCAGGATGTCGCGGCCATTGTCCATGCGTTTACGAAATGCGCGGACCTCGCCACGGTCATCCGCAGTCGGCTCGCGCACTACTGTTTCTCTGTCTGCCATTAAAACAATCCGGTGCAGGGGTGGGCCGAAGCCCACCCCCAGACCGTTGCAACTATTAAGTTGCGCCCTTACTGAGAATGGCTGTCCACCCAGAACCGTCAGACGTGATATACACGTCCTCGTCCTGACTGGCAACAGCTATCGTGGTGGTGGAAGTATCTTCTTTGATCGTGAGATCTTCAGCAGCGTCAGCCGCGTTCTGAATGATGACCTCAGCGCCCGCCGTCTCAGACGGAAGGTTGACCGTACGGCCAGCCCCACCGGGATCGAGAACTTGGTGGCGTGCATCGTTCAAAGTGAGTGACTTCGTAGCCGCGAGAGTTTCCGTATTGGAATCTCGGTAAGTAGGAGCACCAATAGACATAGGTTATTACCTCCCCATCTATATGCTGGCGCCGGAAGGCGTTGCGGAATCAAAGTAAAGCTCGACGCCCCACTCATTTTCCCAGATACCATTGCCCCAGTCTCCGACCAGCACGAACTCGGTTGCCCGCAGCGACTCATCGCGCTGCTGGCGGACCCTCATTGCCTGCTGCTCTACAAGGACAATCGCGTCTTGGTGGAACAGAGCGCCCTTGGCGTCGTCTGAACCATCAACAGTGATGTCCTTGGACTGGAATACATCCACCTCAAAAATGCGGGCTACAAAGAGCCGCTTAATGAGATCATTCTGGAGGTCAGTCGGTACGTTATTGGTTCCGGGCAAGGTGAGGCTCGATTGAAGCTCGTATGCCTGGAACGCATGAATAACAGCACTGATTTTACCGTCCATAGGAATCGGTTGCGTACTGTTGCCATGCAACAGTGCGTGACCGGCAAGCATGTACTTGGCAGTAATTTCCGTTCCCGCAGTCCCGATGGACGCGGAGAACGAATCGAAGTTTGAGAACAACTGCGTGTCCTGGTCTTTCCCCCAGGCACGACCGAGTTCTCGGGCCGCGAGTTGCCCAACCATATCCTGTGACTCTCGCATCGCCTTGTCCGTAATGACGATCATCGCGCCTCGCTCAGAGGCGGTGAAGGTCGTGGAAGACGGTGTGAATGAAGTCGGGGAAGCCAGGTCAACACCGTCGGTCAGAGCTGCCACAGAGACAGTACTGAACTTCGGAAGATCGATCTGGTTAACGCCCTTCTTCATCTGAATCACGCGAACCAACTGGCGCATAACAGTGTTATCGCGCTCGGTAAGTTTCGCAGCGAGGATAAAGTTGTTGGCTATCGCGGTGAGATTACTAGCAAGATTAATTGCCATAGATCAATTCACCCCTTGTGATTAACCAAAGATTGATGTTCGGAGATCGACACCTTCAGCCTTGGCTGCCTTTTCAATGGCTGCCAGGTTATCAAAGTTGTCTTCCCCGTCTATGAATCGATCCCGAAGTAGCGCAAAGTTCGCTGGCCTCGGCGCCTGGCCGCCGGCATCCGCCGGCGCAGCCTGCGCCTTTATACTCATCGCCGATGACGCCTGCCGTGCTGCGTCAGTGGCTGTTCCCACAGCCGCCTTCCCAGCGTCATACGCCTGGTCATACAACCAGTTGATGACATCGGAGACGGGTCGGTCTGATGAAACCACCGCCTGCCGGATTACAGTCTGGAAGTCTGGATCCGATAGCCCATTAAATTGCGGTAGGGCGCGTATCGGAGCGAGAACATCCTCGCTGTAGATGCGACGGGTCACCTCGTGGGTGATTTGATCAAGAGAGGGCTGCGATGCCTGCTCCGCCTGCTCGTGTACGTGATCATGCAGCTCTACTGGTTCCATAGCCAGAAGCTTTGATTGCTCCTGCTGTCCCCGTAGAGCGTCAAGCTCACCCTGCAAGCGGGAGCGTTCGCGGTGCACTTCCTGATCCTTGCGCCTCTGCCACTCCCGCTCGTTATCCGCAAGTATCCGGTTAAGATCCTCGCGGCTCACGGGCCCTGAAGTGTCAACTTCGGCACTCGGCTCCTCAACTGCCGGGGCAGTCTCCTGTATTTCCTCCGTGGTCGGTACTGCGGCCTCGGAAGGCGCTTCCTCGTCCCCAACCGGCTCCAAGCCAATTGCATTGAGATCGAGGCTGCCAGCCTCCTGTACTCGCGTTTCCGACACGCCGAAAGTCGTCGCAGAAGTCTGCTGTGCAGTCTCTTCAGCCATATTGGTTCCTTCGGTCGTCGATTACCCGTTGCTAGTGTAGCACCGGCTAGCGAAGGAAGGATGGAAGATTGCGGTGATCCAGTATCCCCGTGATCCACGTTAACTGATCCGGGGACAACTCTCGCATTGCTGCCAGGAGGAGTGGGTTCGTCTTGGCAAACTCCTCGCGCATCTTGCGCCCGGTTGCTTTCAGATCCTCGTCCCATACCCGGCGTGCTAAGGGGGCTCGTTCGCCGTATGGAAACAGCTCCTCAAGTCGCGCAAGGCCATGTTCCATCGCGTCCTCGTCACTTATGGGAGTTCCGGCTGCCTCACTCATATAGCGCAGGCTATTTGCCAGATAGCGTGCCTGCTGGTAACCGGCAGATGCTTGCGTACTCTGCTGCGGCGTCATGTTCGCCTCAGGGCCATACAGGGGGATGCTGTAGTACTGGTTAACCAGCGCCCCCAGCATGGGGTCTTCCAGCGCACGTTGCGCCATCGGCACATTTTCTTCAGGCGGCGGGAAGACATCACGGATTTTGA